TATTCAACTCTCCAATGATCTCTAACGTAATCTTGCATCCATTGTAAAGGTTGAGAAAAAGGTACAACATAATCATCAAAAGAATAAGCTTGTGGATTAGTGTTAGTTCTTTTTTGTTTTATAAAAGATTCTATGATGTCGTTTCTTATTTTATCACGATCAATTTCAAAGCCTTTAGGCATAGAAATTTCACCTGTATATAAGTCTATTTCTGTTAATACTTTCTTTTGCATACCTATCTAGTATGTAATTAATTGTAATTAAAATGTCAAGTGGATTAGGCTAATGTATTTTCAATATCCCAAGACTGACCAGACTCATTCCAGACGTAATACCATTTATGAGTTTCAGCTTCGTTTTGTGAAATTTGTTCGGCTGTTAATGGTGGTTCATCACCAATAGGTGATTGCCATCTTGCTTCCGATGTATTTAAGACCCAACTAGTATGTGGTTTTTTATGAATAAAAATATCATTATCTTCATCATAAGTCATACCTATACCTGCGTAGTTACCTCTTAAAGGTGTTCCACCTAATTTGTGTTGTCCACCAGATGTATTGTAAGATGTTTTTTTCCATAAAGGCCAGCTGTGGATTCTTTCCAAAAACTGTCTTCCTACTTCTTCATCTTCAATACCATCAGCATTTTGACAATCAGAATCAGCTACAACGTGAACCGCTATAACTTTATTGTTTGCTCCTAGTTTTGCGTAATGTGCCATAATGTTTCTCCTTATATCTTATTTGTTAAAGTTTGTAAATTCATTAATTTTGAAACTTATATCTTATTACTACTACTCCACTTCCTCCTGATCCACCATTTCCGCTTGTTGCTCCATTACCACCAGCACCTCCGCCTCCACCACCAGTGTTAGCTGTTCCTGATCCACCTACTCCTGGAGTTGACGAACCTGAAGGTCCACCTACGCCGCCTCCACCAAGACCACCTGATCCAAAAGGAGGATTATCTCCTGTACCTGCACCACCTCCTGCATAATATCTAAAAGAACCACAAGGAACACCATTAGAACCAAATGCAGTTGGAAGTCCACCTCCAGCACCTCCATTGGCACCTGTACTTCCTGAACCTGGACCACCTGAACCTACGGCAGTTGCACCTCCGCCTCCGCCACCTGTTACTGATGAAGCTGGATTATCACCTCCATCATTTCCTTGTGGAGGAGAAACTGGGGGAGTATTACCATTTCCGCCTTGACCTCTACAAGATGGGTGAAAACCTCCACCGCCTCCTGATCCACCATTACCTCCTGTATGATTTGGTGATGGACCTGGATCATTATTTCCGCCACCTCCTCCTCCGCCACCTGCGGAAGTTATACTTGAAAAAGTTGAAACTCCACCAGCACCACCTTTTCTGCAAGATGGTGAACCATTTGTTCCACCTGCTCCTACAACAACTGGATAAGTTTGAACTGAAACTGGTAAGTTTGCAGGACCAGCTAAAGGTTTTGCTGGGTATGTTAAAGGTGCTATTGATGGTGAAGCAAATCTAAAACCACCTGCTCCTCCTCCTGCTCCAATATCATCACCGCCTCCACCTGCACCGCCAGCAACAACCAAATATTCAACTGAATTTGATCCACAAGGCTGTCCACCATATGTAACTACAAAATTTCCGTCTGATGTAAAAGTATGAATTCTAAAATCTCCACAAGTTGTTTCTGTTCCGCCTGTTGCTACTACGTGAGTTAAACCTGTTACATTAGAAGTTGAGTCGTGTATATCTTGCCAGCCTTTAGTTCCATCAACATAAATTAATGTAACTGATTGAGATTCTGTGTTTAATGATGAATTAGCACAAATACCATTTATTTTTGATCCATTTCTACATAATGTTACATTGTTAGTGTCCCAAGTGTTAGCATAATCTTTTAATGCCACAATATCACCTGCTGAAGGTGAACTTGGCAGTGTAACTGTAATTGCTCCACCACTTGTATTAACAAAAAATCCATCACCACTAACAGCAGTGAACGGCGATGTTTTAGCTGTTGTACACCAGTCAACTGTTCCTGTTCTACCAAATCCAGTTTGTGTAGCACCACAAGCCATTTGTATTGTTGTGCCTGACTTACCTAATGTAAGTGTGCTGCCTGTTCTGTTTTCTATTTCGTTTACTTTAATTTTACTCATAATTTAATTCCTATGCCGTAAATGTTCCACTTGATGTAAATACTCTAATAGTATTAGATCCACAAGTTAGGACT